CAAAATCTCGCGCCCGACGACTCCCGCGAGGGAGAAGAAGGCGATCGATGGTTTTGTCCAGACCGACAGTCTGCTCGAGACCGCACTTGACCGCGTTACCGCGGATCAGTGGGAGACCTTTGACAAGGTCGTTCTCGAGTGGTTCGGTGACATGTTCAATGAGCTTGATCGTAAGATCGCCTCTTTTGAACTAGTCCCGAGGCATGGGCCCGGCGCTGTAGCTGATCGCCTCGATCATCCTCAGCGCTGGCAGTTTGATTACTGGACAGACCGGCTAGAAGGGGTCTTCCCCTCTTGGCGTTACAGGGAGAATCTCCCTACGTCTGTTCACCCATGCCCTGTGTCCACCGATCAAGAGCTACCCGTTAGGGTAGTGACTGTGCCAAAAACGCAGTCAACACCTCGTATTATCGCAATTGAGCCCTCTACTATGCAGTATGCACAGCAGGGACTCAAGCGGGAGATCTACGAGTACGTATCCAAATCCCACCTCGCTGAGGTGCTTGGATTCGCAGATCAGACCCGGAACCAGTTGCTGGCCCGGAAAGCGTCCCTTACAGGACTCTTTGCTACGCTCGACCTGAGTGAAGCATCTGACCGTGTTCATCTTGATGTGGTGATCCGCCTCCTGAAAAGGTGGCCTCATCTTCAGGACTTTGTCCTGGCGACTAGATCATCACATGCGAATGTTGACGGACTCATCATCCGGCTCAACAAATTCGCGTCGATGGGCTCGGCTCTCACGTTCCCTATCGAGGCTATCGTCTTCGTGACGTTGGCCCTGATGGGAATGCAGGATGCCGAAGGTAGACGGCTGACCAAGCGTAATACGCTTGGCCGCATCAGTGTTTATGGTGACGATATCATCGTCCCCACAAACACGACCGCCGCCGTTATCGACTACCTTGAACTTTTCGGGTTCAAGGTAAATCGAAACAAGTCTTTCTGGAGTGGCTACTTCAGAGAGTCTTGTGGCAAGGAGTACTACCGTGGACACGATGTGTCCGTGGTGCGCCTCCGTGCTGAGGTCCCCACCTCACGGCGGGATGCAGTTCTCATCAAGCGATTCACTGATTTCCGAAACCGCGCTTATAGCGCAGGTCTTTGGAGTGCAGTGAAGGTCTGCGAACCGATTCTAGATCGGTTCTCCATTCCCTTCCAGTTTGTGTTGGAAGGTCGTGTAGATGACCTTGGGATAATCGCTCGCGAGACCATCCTCCAGACTCCTTTCAGGGGAGTCTGGTCACCTCACCATCATAAGTGGGTGAAGAAGGTGCCTTACCTTCGCGAGAAGGCTAAAGGTTACCGTCTTGATGGTACCGCTGGTCTCCTGAATTGGTTCCACGAGGCAGTGCATCGCACTGACTCTTTTGTGGGACCCTCTTTTGAGAACCAAGAACGTCCTCATGCGTTCAGCATCAACATGAGGGGTGTCGAATCCTTGCC